TAAATAGCCGCATTTGTAGTAAAAAAATCAAACACAAATTTGTAAAGTGTTCTTGCTGCCGCAACACCCATACGTTTAGGTATTCTGCGAATAGCATTAATATCATCGTTTTTTATCATTTCAAACGTGACATTTTCAGTATAACCATGTTTAGCAATACTATAAGTAGCTTGTTCATCTGTAGGACTTGTTGCTGCTGTATAAGGCGCAGATTCCAACACAATCGGTAAATCTCCATAACCACCAAATCTTACTCTATGCTGGGTCTTAAAATCAGGAACTGTGGTAATTTCACAAACTTTATGCCAGTCTCTATTCCAATGACTTTGTGACCATTCTTTCAACATTCTACGGTTTAAAGTCTCACCTAAAACATTAGCAAAACTTGTTGAATCTAACGAAGCTGTTAAACGAGAACAATTTTTTACTAAACCTGTAATAGCATTATCACCTGTAAGATTTACATAGGCTGCTTTGATACTATGAATTTTGCCATCCATCAAATCATCAAACATTTTTATTCTATTATCCATATCATCAGTTAAAATTCGCACACTACCTAGATCCTTAACTGTTTGAGCCTGAATAATATCTAAATATTGTTTTTCAATCTGAATAGCCTGATCTAAATTTCTTTCATCTATTGATTTTCCTGCAAACTGAGCTTTTAATTTTGCATTTGCAACTTCTGGTAATTTTGCAACTTGTAATTTTGTTTCAAGCATTAACTGTGTATTACCTATTTTAGCTTTTTCAATTTCCAAAGCAAAAGAAGCTTGTAAAGCAGCTAAATCCTGAGAAGATTTAGTTTTATCTGCATTCACAAATACCGCTGAATTAACACTAGCATTAGCTACCATTTTCATAAACTTACCATCAGCAGCCGGAGTGTGTACTATATCCACAGCAGCTTTAACAATACTCAGAACTTTTCTAGTCCCATCAGGCAAAATTTCTTCTTGTCCTAAACAATCTACAGATAAACCTATCAATTCGGGATTATCTTTAAACGAAGATTGTAAAATATCTCGAATTACAGTACCTGTTCCAGACTGAACCAAATTCAACTTACCTATTAGAGCAATCTCAGTAGCCTGAACATTGCTTAACCATCCAGCAATTTGTCTTACAGATTTATCACCTTCCGTATGCTGTGAATCATCCAGCAAAAATACTTTTGCTCCTTCAAACAATTTCAAAGCACTTTGAAGAACTTCCTTAGTCCAAACACGTTTATTTTTATCTTGACCATATTTAATTATTCTAACATCCCAAACATAGCCTTTTTTATCCGCTTCTGCAGATTGCAATATACAATCTATTTTTAAACTTTCGCCATTTATGACTTCATTAGCTTGAAGTCTACTAAACAATCTTTTTGACATTCTCATCTCCTTTCGGTAAAATAAATCCAACACTACTTTTAGTAGCACCTAACTCAATAACATGCTTTTTGGCATCTTTAGCTACCACAATAACATAAGTTTTTTCATCTTTAGTTTTAACTATAGCATTTAAAATATCATTTTTGGTTAATTGTCTAGTTTCCATTCTGAATCTAATTTTACCAGATTCCTCATCTAGATCTTGTTTCACATCTTTATACTTTAAACCATTTAACATAAACTCATTTATAAACTCAAATTTATCTTTTTCTTTCATTACAAAATCTCCTTAAATTTACTCAACTCCTAATTGTTTAAAAATATTATTAAATAAAACAGATAATTTACTTTCATCTATCCAATCTTGCTGAGATATTACAGCCAAACCATCAGCTATATTTTTTATAACTGCTCCTAACGTAGCTATATCTTTCATAGATAAATTAGGCATGTTAGTAGCAAAATTTTCTATGTCTGAATTCTTAAGAATTTCTGAATTATATTTCTTAACCCCAGATAAATGAATTGAAGCTAAATCAAAAAGAATCTTTTTTACTAATTTTTGTCTACGATTAAATAACTTAAATGCCGGCAAAGTCATTTCTTGACTTGTAGCTTTATTTATATCTCCTGCACTACCATACCAATGTGCAGGATAACCAAAACTCCCTAAAATATGATTACGTAGTACTAAAGCAATTTTTTCTAAATCAGGAGCATTAACATCAGGTGAATGTGCTTTAACGTCTATATTATCACTATGCCCATAAGCACCATTAGACTGTCTTACCGAACCTACAAATTTTCTAGTTTCTGCTTCTATAATTGAAGCGTTTGTACCTTTAAAAACTAAATCCCAAACTATTAAATTAACCTCGATCCATTTTTCAGCATGGTTATAAATTAACTCCTCATAAATATCTATCCAATCCGCAACAGTTAAAAAATCTGACCTTCCTCGTGGAGAATTTGTAACTGAATTAATGTTATAATATAAACATTCACCAGAATTAAAAGTATTACGTAAATTCTGAGCTTTTGTAGAAATTACTGCTTTAGGATCTAAGTATATTTTATACTTTTTGGGCTGTTTTCCAGGCTCTGATTTTAAAATAATTCCTATTTTGATTCTACAATTTTCAGGATCTGTAATTATATCAGCAACAATTTGCGGGTCAATATAACCTAATCTTAATATTCCTGTATTTTCAGAAATAAAAATAGGCAAATACAACTCGCCAAAAATTCCTAATTCCTCAACAAATTGCTCAAAATCTAATTCTAAATTATTTACCGGATCGTTCCAGAAATTTTTTAACGAGTTTAAAATATTGTCATCTGCACTTACATAAGGAAATTCTGTAGGAATAACAAAACTTGTTCTTAAATTAGATAGCCATTTAGTCAAAGGTGATCTTTCCCATAGAAAAAATGCTATTTTAAACATTCTTTCCTGTGAAATCTCGTCTAAGTTTCTACTTGCAGTTGAACCAGTCAACTTACTATACCCTTCTACCTCAGCATAGTATGCATCAAGCTCGGTCGATGCCTGAAGTTTCTGGGTTGATTTATTGAGAATCTTTTTGGTTTTTCCTGACATAGCGCAAAACTCGAAGCTAAATTTTCGTCAAGCTTACTTGACGGGTATAATTCTGATAATTTCAATACTTTATCACGAATAATTTCATCTGGCGTTGTATTTGATTCTGTTATTTTAGAACCTTTAGCAAAATAAGCAGTTGTATTACCGTTAAGCATATAACTATAAACTGCATAACGTAAAGCATCACAACAATGGTCATTTTCTTTTAAAGGTGCGTCAATTCCTAGCATTTGTTTGGCTTCGTCCCAGATATAAGACGAAGTTAATTCTTCTCTCAGTGTAACACATCTATTTAAAATCTTTAATCTACCAGTCATAAATAAACTAGCAACCGATCTTATGCCATTTATAACATCATTATTAGCATCTCGTATTGTACAAACACAAGAATTAATTAATTCTTGTCTGAAAGACACTGCTGATTTATCTAAATAAACCCCATTGATATGAATATTCTTAGTGAAGTTTTTAAATTCATTTACAAACTCATAATCTGTTTTTTGAACTTGTGTAGCTCGTGCATCATACACATATTCGTCAACTACACATAAACAATCTTTATATACATAAATCAATAAAAATGTAGTTACAGAAGCTGTGCCATAATCCGATCCTATGATTATATTCATAGGTCGCTCTTTAGGTAATTCATCAACAAAAATATCTTCGTTGACCATATCGTAGATTAAACCATCAGCCAACACCCATTCACCTAAAAACATTCTTCTATAAAACAATCCTGTCAAAGATAATTTTAAATTTTCTTTAAACTCATCTGTCAATGAAGGATTATCTTCTATAGTAAATCTTTGAACATAAACATTTTTAGGTGTATTTTTTATAAATGTTTTATATATATAATGAAAAGGTGAATCAGGATTTGTTGTGGCAAACCATTTAGCTCCTGGAACAGACAACCTTGTAGGAATCATATCTAAAGTTGTTTTAGGATGCAAAGTTAATTCATCACTATAGCAACCACCAAACGTAGCACCACGAATTTTTCGTTCTGCTTTAGCATCTGTAGCTCCTACAGTATAAATTACTTTACCACCAGGAATTTTTAATTCTCCATCAGTAGAATTATACTTACAATAATTCACACCGATCAAATCTATAACATCGTCTAAAACATTACGCTTTAATGTAGCTTTACTATGCCCAGTCATTAAAAATTTATCGTAATCTGTTGTGTATACATGATTTATCCAAATTTGATTTGCGATCCAAGTTTTTCCCGATCTTACCGCACCGTGCAATAAATTAAAAAATTTATTACAATTTCTAATCGCTTTTGACTGAGCTGGAGCATATTCCGGTAGAAACATTTTCTATTGTCATATCCTTAAATTTTGCTAACATATAATTTAATTTTTCAGAAACATTGTTTTCTGTATCAGACTTTGTACTAAACTTACCTTTGCTATAAACATTCAACAACTTCCATAATAAATTATTATCCCCAGCCATTGCTTCGGCAAAGACTTTGTTTTCCAGAGCTTCTGTCAAAAGTTCAGATTTTACATTTTGAATTTTATTCAACAAATCACAAAGATTTTTGTCTTTTTCTACATAATCTTTTAAATCAACATAACTTACTTGCAAAAACTTTGCGGTTGCAGCTAACATACCACTGTTTTGCCATAAAGCTTCTATAACAATTTTGTCGCTTAATTCAATTTTGTTAGTACTATAAAAATTCTCAGCTATGTTGACTATATTTGCAATATTCATAGATATATAAAATTTTTATATAATTCAACGAAAAAAACTTTTTCTTTTTACCTTATACATTATATGGAAAATAATCAAACTTTTCAACCTAAATAAAAATAAAATTCCAAAATGGTTTATAAATCTAAAAAAGTGTTTACACACAGTTTTATAAAAATTTTTATAATTTGCGAAGGCGGGCAATTTTCTAGATTATATTTTTATAACTTACACAAAGCATAGTTATATAAAGATTTTTATATAGTTAAGTAATTTGGGTTAGAGTGAAACAGCTCACGAGTGTTCCGTCACCTAACTAAATTGATAGGGGTGGTTTGCATATGGTTTGCATATGGTTTGTATATGGATTTGCATATGCAAATTAAATAGGGACAACTGCCTTGCAACCCGCATATAATAAGGGTTACAAGGCTATTGCCTTGCAATGTGCTTAGAAAGCCGATTATACTGTTGTCCCTGTTTGTAAGGCGCTTAGATATTGGGTTACAAGCATGCTTTGCATGTATGCTTTGTATATTTATATGTAAAGACTAAATGTACTACGTACAAAGAATAAATTATATGCAAGGCAAATATAAAATCATTCTGTACTCTGTACAGAGGATAGAGTATATGCAAGCTGTATTACGTACTGTACTCCGTAAGCGCAAAGCGTTGAGTAGTGCATGGTTTATACTCATTGCAAGGCATATGCAAGGCATATATAGATGTTTTACATATCAAAGCCTTAAATGGGTCGTTTTTGGAAGTTTATTGCCATGTTTGCATATGCAAATTATATGCAAAAAATATTGAGATTTATAGCAAAGCATATGCCACAAAAGTGTATAAAAATGCAACATTTATTGTGTCTTACTACGTCTTATTACGCAAGAAAATATATTCTTACTACGTCTTTTTATGTTTTATTTTACCTATATCTTTTACCTTAACTTATTACATTAACACTACTTATGACATTTTATTGTGTCTTATTGTGTCTTACAATTTCTTACAATCTCTTACTATGTTTTTCTTACTCTATTCTTTTTTATATACTTATATATATATATGATATATAGAATAAGACGTAGTAAGAAAGAGGATTTTATATTTTTTTTGCGTAATAAGACACAATAAGACTACGTAGTGTATAAAAAATCAACACCCTACAACCCTTATAGAATAAGGCTTTGCGGATAGTGCAGTAAAAAACATGCAGGTAAACTACGTAGTGCAGTATAAATACTGCATCTATAGTGAGAGATTGTAAGACACAATAAGAAATTTTTGGTTGAAAAATCCGAAAAATCCGCATATAATGATATGCCATAGTGAGAGATAGTAAGAGATTGTCAGACACAATACGACACAATAATTGAGTCATAAGTTTGCTTTGCAAATGCATGCTTTAATAAAACATTAAACTAACTTAACAA